AGCACGTTGCGCCCATCGAAGACGAGCGGGCGGGCCATCCTGGCGCGCGAACAGCAGGGCGATACCGGGACGTTCGTCTGGATCGATAACCTGGGCCTGGCTATCGCCTACACGGGCCGCATCCTTCTCGACCTGATCCCGAAGATTTACGACACGCGCCGCGTACTGCGCATCATCGGCGACGGCGGGGAAGAGGAACTCATCAAGGTCAACCATCAGGTGATGGACGCGGCCGGTAATTCGAAGATTCTGCATCTGCCGGAGAAGGGCTTCTACGACCTGACGCTCGGCAAGTACGACATCATCGTGCAGCCCGGCCCATCCTTCGCCAGCAGGCGCGAGCAAGCCGCTGAGGGCATCAAGGAGACGATGCAGGTGATAGGCCCCGCAGCGGCACCGCTTCTCGCCTCACGCCTTGCACGGCTTCAGGATTGGCCGCAGGCCGATGATGTTGCAGAGGATCTTGAGAAGCTACTGCCGCCGGCGCTTCAGAAGCCGAAGATCGACCCGCGCACCGGCCAACCGATCCCGCTGCCCGAACCACCGCCCCCGCCGGAAGTGGTGAAGGCTCAAGCTGAAATCGCGGCGATGAAGGATAAGCAGGCGCTCGAGGAAGCCAAGGCGCGCGCCGACGTCGAGTTGAAGCGCATGAGCGAGGCTGCGGATATTCAGCTCGCCCACGAGCGCACCATGGCTGAAATAAGGGCGCTGACGGCGAAGACCGAGGCGACCATCATGATCGAGCGCGAGAAGGCGCAGCATCAGATGGCGCTGAAGGCCTACGAGGCCAGCGAGATGCAGCGCATAGCCGATCAGACCTACGAGGCCGAGGCCGCGCGCAAGGAGCGTCCCAACGAGCCGAAACTGGACGGGCTTACCAAGGCGGTTGAGGCCATCATCTCCAAGATCAACGAGCCCCCCAAGCGCAAGCGCCTGGTCACGTACCGGGGGCCGAATGATGAGCTGATAGGGGAGGAGCAGTTTATCGATGACGCGCCTGCGATGATGGAAGGAGCGCCAGTTGTCTAATCCAGCACACAACCCCGCAGCCGAGTGCGAAGCCTGCGGCGGTCAGGTTGGCACCGAGCACTACATCATCGCCACGGACGGCATCAGCGGGAAGCTGGTCACGTTCCACAAACGCTGCGATCCGCGCGACCCGGACTTGCAACGGACGCACAGAATCACGCTCGCCCCGGTTGACCTGGGCTTGAGCTTGAAGGGCATCGGCTGATGGCACTTTCTGCCGCAAAATATAACTCATTCACGCAAGCGCTGGCGCGCGGTGGGGCATCTGGCACGGGCCTATTGCTCAACGCGGATACGCTCAAGATGGCGCTGTTTACGACGGCGCCGGCTGCCGCTGATACGACCTACGCACAGACGGCAACCGAGGTCAGCAACGGCAATGGCTACACGACGGGCGGTGTTTCGCTCACGGGGTCCACGAGCAATTCAAGCGGCACGGAAACGCTGAAGACCACGGCGAACTTTGCCAATCCAACTTGGACGGCCTCTAGCTCTGGGTTCACGTGTCGTTATTTCGTTTGGTACGACAGCACGGCCTCTAGCGCTGTGTGTCAGAACCTCGCGCGTTGGGATAACGGCTCGAACATCGTTCTGAGCGGCGCGAATGGCGACAAGATCGACTTGAGCCCGTCGAACTTCAATACGAGCTGGGGCACGTTGGTCTAGTGGCTACCCTCACCGTCGCCATTTCCGACAAGGCGCTGAAGCATCTAGAGGCAACGGAGCTGGGAAAGCTTATAGCGGCGGGCAAGGTGCTCGAAGATGGTAGCCGGGAAATCACCATAGAGCCCGACACGGAACAGAAACTCGCGGCCACGAAATCGCGCGATGACGTAAAGCATCACGCCCTTGCAGATAGGCTCATCGTGAAAGCCCAAGAGGCAAGAACAAGGGGAGAAGCAGAAGCCCGCGCCCTCGGGGTGAGGTAGGCTGTGGCTGTTGCGATTGAATTTGGGTCAGCAGGCGCAGCCATTGCGAGTGGTAGCGTTGCTACCATTGCGGGCCTGGATTTCAACGCCGAAGCGTCGGACCGCATCATTGCCGTTTCGCTCGCGCTTGAGTTTGCAAGTACGAGCATCACAGGCGTTACGATAGGGGGCGTCACTGCCGACCCTCTTGTGCAGGCGACCGATGCGACGGGTGGGCGAACGGCCGAGATTTGGTCGGCCGAGGTGCCAACCGGAACCTCTGGCGATGTCGTTGTCACGCTCAGCGCTAACAACCCGGCCGTTGGCGCAGCCACATTCTCGGTTACAGGGGCCGATCCAACCCCAACCGACACGGATGAGGCGACAGGTAGCGGAGTCTCCATTTCGATCTCCGGCCTCACGATTCCGTCTGGAGGCCAGGGGCTTTCTGGGTACTGCAACGGCACCGGCACGACTGAAATTGCATGGACCGGTGCGTCTGAGAGCCACGACGACAGCGTTTCCGGTGCCGGTTCCTTCCGCCACTCGTCCGCCATCGTCACGACCGAGGGCACGAACACCATCACGGCTGATGGTGCGACAAACAACCAAGCCCTCGTCGGCGTTGCCTGGGGGCCTGCTGCTGGTGCAGTCACTCACTCAATTGACTTAGACCCTGCCTCCTTCGCCTACACGCCGTCAGATCTTGGCGTACCGGTCACACGGGCACTCGAGCTTTCGTCTGCAAGCTTTGCCTATACGGCGAATGACCTGACGCCGGCGGTTACGCGTAGCCTCGAATTGTCGCCGGCCTCATTTGCGTATTCGGCGAATGACTTGACGGTCAGCCTGACGGTGACGGGGCAAGCCCAACAAGGCCCCGCCGACGATCGCCCGGCCCGCCGCCGTCGGGATCAACAAGTACGCGAAGCCTATTGGGCGCAGAGGCAGCGCGAGGCTTTAGAGGAAGAAGAGCGCAAGAGGCTTGAGGCCTTAGCCGAAGCCGAACGTGCTCTTGAGCGGGCTGAAGACGCGAAGAGGGCGGACGCGAAGCGTAAGGCTGTGCGCGCTGTCTTTGACGCGCTACGTCGCGCCGCTGTCAGCGCCAAGGCCAAGGAAGACGCTCAGAGAGCGGAGCAGGCGGCCCTAGAGGTCATCGCCCGCAGGCAGACGGAAGAGCATCGCGCCGCGTACATGGCGGCGCTGGATCAATTGCATACGGAGATCGAGGCAATAGGAGCCGAGATCACCCGACTCTATGCGCGCCGCAGGCAGGAGGAAGAGTTTCTCCTGCGCATGTGGGCGGCCTGACGTACCGGCGCGTACACACCGGGTAAATCCAACCGATAGGTTGCTATGAGCCAAGCTGAAACCCAGGGCGCGGGTTCTGAACCCGTCGTCACGACGAACGTACCTGCGCCGACGGAGGGCGATAAATCTCCGGTCCAGGCTGAAGAGACTAAGACCCCGGAAGCAGCCACCGAGGGCGAGCAAGAGCCCGGTACTGACACCACCGAGGAAGCCGACCAGCCTAAGCCCAAGAAGGCTGATGGGGGCTTTCAGAGACGGATCGACCGGCTCACGCGCGATTACCGCTCAACGCAATCCGAGAGGGATGCATTGGCGGCAAGGGTTCGTGAGTTGGAAAGCAAGATCACTCAACCTGCCACGGACGAACCTGCGCCGAAGCGGCCGCGCCTCGACGACTTCAAGTCGTACGAGGATTTCGAGGCCGCCGACCGCGAATGGGTCCGGGTGGAGACGCGTCGCGAGACGCTGAAGACGATCGAGGCGGCGCGCGCCAAGGAGGAGGCCAAGAAGGCCGAGGCCGTGGAGCGCGAGCGGATCACGAAGGCGCGCGAGCGGTTCGAATCCGATGCCGAGAAGGTGGCCGATCAGTACGAAGATTTCGACGAGGTGATGGACGACTTTTTCAGGGGCAGGAGCCCGCTGAAGGAATTCGACCGTCAGGCTCACGAGTTCATCTTCGAAGATGCCAAACGGCCATCAGAACTCGTCTTCCACCTGCACAAGAACGACGACGTTGCGAAACGTATCGCGGCCATGCGTCCCGTCCAACAGGTTGCGGAACTTGCCAGGCTCGAGGCTTCGCTCGCGAAGCCGGGGGCCAAGAACGTCAGCAAAGCCCCAGCCCCGCCAAGAACGGTGGGCGCGAAGGGCGGGCCGGACGGCAAGGATCCCGAAAAGATGACGATCGACGAGATGCGCAAAGCCACAGGCACGCGTCGCAAGGTCGACTACTGACGGGCAGCCACCCGCCGGCCTCAACCCCAATCTTGAGGCAACCCAATGCCAAACTCATTGCTTACCCCTACCGTCATCGCCAAGCGGGCGCTGATGAATCTCGACAACAACCTCGTGATGGGCAACCTCGTCTATCGCGACTACGAAAGCGAATTCGGTCCCACGAAGATCGGCGATACGGTGACGATCCGCCGTCCGATCGACTTCTCTGTGACCGACGGCGCGACGCTGAACCTGCAGGACATCACCGAAGGTTCGCTGACCATGCAGATCAGCAACCGGAAGCATGTCGGCTTCAGCTTCCCGGACTCCGACCTGACGCTGACCATTGACGAGTTCGACGCTCGCTACATCAAGCCGGCATCGATCCAGCTCGCCAACAACGTCGATGCGGCCTTGTACAATCTCTACAAGGACGTGAACAACTGGGCCGGTACGGCTGGCCAGACGATCAACAGCCACGCCGACTTCCTGAAGGGCATCCAGCGCCTCGACGAGTTGGCGGTGCCGACCGACATGCGCAAGGCGGTGCTGTCGCCCGCGGACTATCACGGCCTCGCCGGCAACTTCTCCGGCCTCTACATCAATGGGGTCGCCAAGGGTGCCTTGACCGATGGCGTCCTGCCGAACATCGGCGGCGTCGACGTCTACATGGCGCAGAATATCAAGGCGCACACCGTCGGTGCACATGGCGGCACGCCCCTGACGCGCGGTGCGTCTCAGGGCGTGGCCTATTCGTCGGTCAAGACGTCGATGACCCAGACGTTCCTCACGGACGGCTGGACCACCAACGTTGGCCTGAAGCAGGGCGACGTCTTCACGATGAACGACGTGTACGACGTGAACCCGGTCACGAAGGCGACGCTCGGCCATCTGAAAGAGTTCACGCTCATGTCGGATGTGACGACGAATACCACGTCGTCAAACGCGACCACGTTGACCATCTACCCGGCGCTCATCACGACCGGCCCGTATCAGAACGTCAGCGCCGACAACGGCAACGACAAGACGATCACGTACAAGGGCACGGCGTCGACGAACTACGCTCAGAACTTGGTGTTCCACAAGAACGCGTTTGCTCTGGCGATGGTGCCGATCCTGCAGGCCCCGGCGGGTGCGGGCGTGATGCAGTCCACTGTGCGCCATAAGGGGCTCGCGCTCCAATACAGCGCTCAGTACGACATCACGAACGCGCGCATGGTCTATCGCTTCGACATCCTCTACGGGGTCAAGGCGATCGATCCGCGCCTCGCGGTTCGTCTGAGCGGTACGGCGTAACGGAACAAGGAAGGAGACAAACCAATGGCAGTTCGTGAGCTCAGCGACGGCAACGACGACGGCACGCGGCTCGGTCAGTCCTCGACGGACAAGATCGGGTTCTACGGTCTCGCCACACCGATCGTGCGGCCCTCTGGCGCAAGCCAGGCGGCCGCGACCAACACGACCACGACCACGAGCACCACGACGGCGCTCACGACCGATCTCGACGCAGTGCGCGTGCTGGTCAACAAGATCCGCACCGATCTCGTCGCGCTCGGCCTGATCGCGGGATCGTAATGGCCCGGATGCTGCACCGCCGGGGAGCCCCGGCCCAAGGCCAAAAGGTCTTCCTGGCGGTGTGCGCCTATGAAGGATTGGGGGCGGGCTTCGGCTTCGCCCTCTTTCACTACGGCCAGGCGCTTCAGGCGGCTGGCATCCAGACGGAACTCGCGATCTACAGCGGCAATTGTCACGTTGACGACAGCCGCAATCGCTTGGTTCGCGACTTTCTGCGCTCAGACTGCACGGACATGGTGTTTCTCGACGTCGACGTCGGCGGGCCCGAGCAAAACATCGTCGATCTCGTGAAATACGATCGCGACGTGGTTGCCGGCATCTATCCGAAGAAGCACGGGGATGACAGCTACCCGGTTCGCCTGATCGACGGTGAGATTTGGTCCGACCGTGACGGGCTGATCGAGGTTGAGGCCGTTCCGACGGGCTTTCTTCGCATTCGCCGGAGCGCGCTCGAGCGATTGGGCGAAGAGGCGCAATGGTACAACGCGCGCAACGATGCCGACAGCGGTATACCCTGCATCTTTGAGCGCCAAATCCACGACGGCACGCGCTGGGGCGGCGACTACGTGTTTTGTCGCAAGTGGCGGGCCGCGGGCGGGCGCATCTACATCGACCCCGCGATGAGGTTCGAACACTCTGGCGAGCACACATGGGCGGGCTCCGTTGGTGTATGG